AGGTATAGGAAATGAGCAAGTGGCAGTTAATATTTTACCGAACGTGATTGATAAAATTATTGCAGAGTTTGATAAGAAGTGGAGTGTGAACGTAATATCAGGAAAAAGAACATGGGCAAGATTAAGCGCAATGTCAGACTGGACCTTACCTTACTCAGACGCAGGTATAGAAATGTCAGCACAATTAACAGTAAATATTAAAACATTAACCGATATTGATTAGGCTTATATGCTATAATTAATGTATAACCGATAACAAAAATTATTATGAGTGAATTTATAGGAAGAGAAATTGAATTTGGAATTGCAAGCGAGTCAACGAGAGGAACAGCCGAATCCTCAGCAGACCGAAATGTGAGAAAAGTAACAGCAAACCTTACACCAAAAGTGGAAAAGGTTATTGATGATACAAGCTTTGGGCGACTAGAAGATTCAGCTAGTTCAAGGGTTGTTAGAAAATGGAGTGAAGGTGATATAGAGGGAATAGTTCACGCAGATGTGATCGGGTTTTACTTGAATAATCTTTATGGTGATTTAGAAACTACTGAAATTGAAACAGATGTCTATTCTCATGTATTTAATTTAGGCCAAAACATTAAGCATCCAAGTCTTACATTTTTTATTAAGGATGCCGGAGTGAGACAATTAAAGGTACCGGGGGCTATGTTATCAACCTTTGAAATTACAGCCACTACTGACAGTTTTGTACGTTACACAGCGAACCTAATGGGAAGACAATCAGAAACAGATAACTCTACATTTCCAGCATTACAAACCGAGAATGATTTTATTGGAAAAGATATTACTGTAAAAATTGCCACCACAGAAGCAGGACTATCTAGTGCATCAGCATTAAAAATTAAAGATTTAAATATTTCATTTGAAACAAATGTTGAAGCAGACTTTGTATTTGGTAATTATTCTCCGAATGATGTATACAATAAACAATTCTCTATCTCTGGGACATTTACTAAAAACTTTGAAAATACAATCTTTGAGGATTTGTACAATTCAGATGACTTTAGATATCTATCAGTTAAAATTGTAGGTGAACAGTTAATCGGAACTGAAAACCCAACAATAGAGTTAGTACTAAACAAAGTATCTGTTACAGAGCATGAAAGAACCTCGGCATCTGATGATTTGGTAACTGAAACTGTATCGTTTAAGGCATTTTATAATGTTGCAGATGAAAAACAATCGCAAGTAACAATTATTAATGAAACAATAACTTATTAAAAATTATGAAAATTGGAAGATATGAAATTACACTTAAACCATTAAGCTGGTACGAAAAAGAAATCATAAAGGCTAAAATGGTTACGGGTGCAAGAATGAAAGGAACAGAACTTAATGGAATGGATGGAGAGTTAAATTTACAATCAACATTAAAAACTATTGAACTATCGATAGAACAAATCAAAGAAGGTGATACTGTAATTCCTTATTCTGAAAAATGGATACAAGGGCTAACCTCAAATGAAGGTGATATTTTAACACTTGAAATTGACAATCTTTCAAAAAAAAAATAGATACTTCATCCTTTGAAATGGAGTTAAGAGGTAAAAAAACCTATAGTAATTTTGTTTTGATGGAATTTCTCGCAAATAGATACAACTGGACATTTACTGAAATAAAGAAATTAACTACAGATGAAATATCTGCATTGTTATTAATCATTAAGATACGAAACAAATTAGAGGAAAAACAAATAAGAAAATAAACTATGAATAATTCAAGACAGCTAAACTTAATACTAAAACTCAAAGACGAGGTTTCAGGTAGTCTTGATAAAGTAAATTCAAAGATGCAAGATCTAAAGCCTACATTTCAAAAAATGGCGTTAATAGGTACTGCATCTTTTCTTGCTATAGGAACCGGAATTTACAAGGCTACTCAACAAGCAGTAAATGCACAGGAAATCTACAATAAATTTGATGTAGTTTTTTCTGATGTAGGAAAAGCAGCAGAAAATGTTGCACTAGATTTAAGAGATAATTTTGGTATGGCAGAGAGTACAGCCAAAGACCTTTTATCTGCTACTGGTGATATGCTAACTGGTTTTGGTCTTACTGGTGGTGCTGCACTTGACCTTGCTGAACGGACAAATAAGCTCGCTGTTGATCTTGCATCCTTTACAAACATTCAAGGTGGAGCAGAGAGGGCCAGTACTGCTCTTACAAAGGCTCTATTGGGTGAAAGGGAATCAGTTAAAGAATTAGGTATTGCGATACTTGAGGAAGACGTAAAGGCTAAAGTTTTATCTATGAGGGCCACAGGAGAGCTTACTGACGAAACAGAAAGACAAGCCAGAGCATTGGCTACACTTGAAATTGCTATTTCACAAAGTAAAAATGCTATAGGTGATTTTGCTAGAACTCAAGATAGTCTTGCGAACCAACAAAGAACACTTAATGAACGACTAAAAGAAGTTGTTGAAACATTAGGAGTTGCATTTATTCCATTGGCTACTGAATTAATGAACGCAATAATACCTTTGGTAGCTACAATAGCAACATGGGTAAAAGAAAATCCTAAATTAACTAGAAATATAGCCTTGGTTGGATTAGCAGTATCAGCATTAGTAGCAGGTATCGGCTTACTTGGATTAGTTTTGCCGGGTGTAATTACCTTATTTGGAATGCTTACCATATCAATGTTGCCATTAATAGCGACAATAGCCATTGTAACTCTAATATTTGGAGCCTTGGCTGTATATTGGGTTAAGAATTTTGATACAATGATGATGGGTGTTGATGTCTTTATGGAAGGCTGGACTAAATTTATGGATCACGTAATTCTTGGAGCTGATGTAGTAGAAGAACATACAAATAGAATGGCTAAATCATGGAGAAACTATTTTGATGATGTTATTTTAGGAACAAATGTTGTTGAAGAAAGTTTCTCTAATTTTATTAATAGTGCATCATCATTGAACAATTCAGCAACTTCAAAAATAGGAACTGCCTGGAATCTTCTTTTTGATAATTTATATTTAGGTATACAAGTTGCCTTTGAAGGGATTACGACCTTTCTTACTGGTGGAGTAAATTTAATCATTACCATATTTGAATCAATGGCAAATTCAATAATAAGTTCTATTAATGGAATACTCGATGGTATTAATAAGGTAGCAAGACGATTAGAATCCTTTGGTATTGATGTACCAACTATCCAATTACTATCAAACCTAAAGATACCAAGGCTTGCAGAGGGAGGTGTTGTAAATAAACCAACTCTTGCAATGATCGGTGAAGGAAATGAAAGCGAGGCAGTATTACCTTTGTCAAAATTAAATAAATTTTCAGGAGGTGGAGGTGTAACCATAAATATTTCAACAATGGTCGGTGAGGAAGAATACGCTGAAAAGATGGGTGATAAGATTATCCAAAGTCTGAAACAAAATCAACTAATGACAAGTGTATGATAGATTTTAGTTTAAAAATTAATGGTGAAGACAAAACGAACAGAGTTCAATACCTTTCATTATTTATTCGAGATAATATTAATCAAAGGAGAGATACTTGTTCTTTTAACGTGAAAAAAACAACTAGTGATACTTTTTTTCCTAAAATTAATGATGAGGTAATCGTGTTAGATGGTACAGAGCGTATCTTTGGTGGAATTATAACCTTATTAGATGTATCAGTTGAAAGTATTAACCTTTTAAATTATAAAGTTACGACTGTTGATTTTTCTTATTTATTAGATAGGCGTGTTGTTCTTGAAAGGTTCAGGGGTAAGACAGTATCATTCATTATTGATTTTCTTTTGGATAAATATGATACAGAGGGTTTTACTATGAATAATGTATCAGGTTCACAGGTTATAAATTCAATCACTTTCAATCGTATAAAGTTTTCTGAATGTCTTGAAAAACTAGCAGAACTAACAGGCTTTTCTTGGTATGTTGATTATAATAAAGATATACATTTCTTTTCTAAAAATGAAATAGTAGCTCCCTTTGAATTAACAGATACTTCAAATAACTTTGTTTGGGATAGTTTAAATTTATCCAATGACCTTAGTCAAATGCGAAACGCAGTTTTTATAGAAGGTGGCGAAGAGATTGGGAATGAGGTAAATGAGGATTTCACCGCAGAAGGTAATGATGCTGAAAGAACATATTATAGATTGGCTCATAAATTTTCATCACGACCTGTAGTAGTTGCTAATAATATAGTTATGGATGTAGGTATTGAAAACCTAGATGACGATGCTAATTTTGATTGTATGTGGTCATTCGGAGAAAAATATATACGATTTACCTTGGGGAATATCCCTACTGTAACTCATGTTGTATCAGTAACTGGAACACCTTTGTTTCCTATCATTGTCAGGGTTCAATCTCCAACATCTATCGCAGAGTTTGGGCTTAAAGAGTTTGTTATACGAGATAAGACTATTCAATCAAAAGATGAAGCAAAGTCTAGGGCAACAGCTGAATTAACAGCCTATCAAAAAGGATTGCAAGAAGCATCATTCAGAACTTACTCAAAAGGATTAAGAAGTGGCCAGAGAATAACTATAAATTCACCATTGCGTGGTATAAATGAAAAATATCTAATACAGTCAGTAGCTTTTAAAATGATTGATAATCAGAGTGGTATTTGGTCAGTAACATTAGCAACATTGCGAACGGTAGGAATTATAGACTTCCTGCAGGGATTAATGAGAGATAGGTCTATATCTGAAAATGAAAACGAAACACTACTTAGCTTTATTGATTTCCAAGACGGTATTCAGGTTGATGATAATATTGTTAGTATAGAAAGCCAAACAGGGCCCTATATCTGGCTCTCAGGCGACCCGAGCGAAGATGCCGCTATATTGGCAGCCAATCCAGGCTCACGAGCTATAGTATATAATTTCTTTACATGGGGTGCTTAAACATATGCTATAATTAACCTATAGCATATTTTTATTATGAAAATCGAAAAAAATAAAAAAGGAAAAAGTATTGATGTAATAACTACTGAAATTAAAAAGCAGAGATTTTCTATTGAAAAGATAGAGAGTGAGATTATTAGATACCAAGAAATGATAGACAAGTTTCAAGAACGAAAAGATTTTTACCAAGTTTTAAAAGAAGAATATGATGGAAAATAATATTTTAATTAAAGGAAAGTTTAAGATAAAGACTTACAACAAGGGGATTTTAATAAGAGAAACAGACTGGATTGAAAACCTTGTAATGGCTGGTGCAAATAATGGACTTGGTGTTATTACAAAAAGAATGATTGGCGACTTTGCTAATGATATTGAAATAACAACCGCCGAGATTGGGTCAGGAACAACAGCTCCTGCATTATCAGATACCAACCTTGAAACACCTGTAGTTACAGGAATATTAAGAGCCAATCAAAGTTCAACACCGTCAGTCGTAACCTTAGAATTTTTTATCGCAAGTGATGGTTTATCTAACGGAAATTATGCAGAATTTGGACTACGAGCAGGAACACAATTATTTACAAGAGCATTAATAGACCCAATTTATACAAAATCAGCAAATGAGGATACTTCAATCGAGTATTCTATTTCATTAACCAACCAATAATATGGCAATACAAGTAGGACAAATAGGGAGAGCAAGCGACTTTATAGATAAAAGCGAGAAAGATGCAGTACCGGCAAATGATAATGGTAGAGTTGTTAAATTAGAAAGTGATGCAAAAATTTCAGAAGTATTTTTGCCAAGTTTTATATTAAATGTAATAGTAGGTACACGTATTTTGATTAGTCAAAACATTTCTACAGATGATTTAAAAGTAAAAGTATCAATCTCAGAAACTGGTTTTAGTCAATTCAAATTTACAGTTTTAACTCAGACAGAACTTAGAACCTTTACTTCATCTGATTTTGGTTCAATGGATAGATTTGAATGTGCAGCTATTTACGATGGAAAAGTTTATATTTATGGACATAGAGATTCAGATGATGTCAAATTTTTATCAAGATTTGATTTATCAGACTTGGAAAATGCAACAGAAGAAGTAATTGATATATCAACAAATTCTATTTTACCAAATTCAAGTTCTTATTCTCAAATGTGTTTAGTAAATGGAGTATTCTATTTTTCAACACAAACAAATACAGGTATCTTAATAAAAGCAACATTATCAGGAACTACATTAGGAAGTAAAACAACGATTACGCTTTCAGGAAATACTGTAAATACTTCTGGTTATACAGGTTTTGCTATTCTTACAGGTGGTAGTTTTATCATAAGAGAAAACAACCAAGAAAACTATGAATTGTTTAACTCATCAGGTGTATCACAAGGAATGAGAAATGATTACTTTACACAAAATGAAAATCAATCAGGTCTTATGACTTACTACGAAACATCATCAACAAATAATATTATTTATTTAGTAAATCATCAAAGTGAATCATTAGGTGTTGCTAATAGGGAATATATAGTTTAATTATTATGAATACTATACAAATATACAAAGGAACATCAAAAACTATTCCATTATCTATTGAAAAAGATGGTGTGCCTTTTGATATAACTGGATATACTGCGACTTTAACTATCAAAGAAAATCTAAAAGATACTGATGCACAGGCTATTTTAATTCAAAACGTTATAACTCACGTTGATCCGACAGAAGGAAAAACAGCTTTTTCTATTACAATAGCCGAGAGTGCATCATTCCCATCGGGAACAGCATATTATCAGATTCAGATTTCAGAGAGTTCAATACTATTAGTTGTCGTTGCTGGTGAATTTCTTATTGAGAATAAACTAAAAGATTAATATGAGTGATATAAAGGTAATAATTCAAGAGGAAAATTTTAATGCTATAATAAAAGAGGAATCTATAGTTGTTAAATTAAATGGAAATATAACCTCTCCAGTTTTTTCAGTAAACGGAAAAGTTGGTAATGTCTTAATAGATAAAAATGATATTGGGCTAGGTAATGCAAATAATACATCCGATGCCGACAAGCCAGTATCAATAGCAACACAAACACAACTAGATAATAAGGAAGATTCATTCACTAAAAATAATGCTTTCAATAAAAACTTCGGTACTGGTTCAGATAATGTCATGCAAGGAAATGACCAAAGGGTTATTGATAACGTTGCTAAGGTTGGAATAACAACACAGCAAGCAAATGATATTTCTACTAATAATGGCAAGGTCAGTGATATAAACCATGTTCAAAATGAATTACCTAATGTTGATAATACTTCCGATATTGATAAACCAATTTCAACAGCTACTCAAACAGAACTTGATGGTAAGGAAGATTC